TGAGCGAGAATTTCATCCATGTCACAACAGCGAAAGTCGCCGCCTCTCAGTAAGTTTAGGTTCCAACAAACTAGCAAGACCACCGTAGTTGACTGCCTGGGGCTGTCCTCTGCGGATCCCTGGCGCTTGCATCCCGGCTCGAGGCTGAGCCTGACCCAGCATATTCATCGCCGACATCCCCTGCATCGGGTTAAATCTTGCAGCCATCGGAGATGAGCCAGCAACTGCGGAAACACCAGGAATGTCACTTCCAAGAGATGCTCGAGCAATCGCATCGTAGTCAAACATGGGTGACTGGATGATTGGCTCAACCTGATAGCCTGCCATCGGCACCTGACCAGCCGCTTGTGCTTGAGTCAAGTAATCCGACAGCACAGGGGCAACGTCCGGCCTTGCCAGAGAGAAAGCACCCTCTGCCGCACCTGCTTCTGCCGCCCCTAGCGCACCGGCTTCCGCTGCTCCCGCCGCACCCGCTCCACCCAACAGAGCACCAGCACCGCCGCCTAGCGCAGCACCCATCATGGCACCCTTCATCGGGTCATCCCTGTTGAGCGCAGCGCCAGCGACTGCACCCATTATGATCGGCTCCATTCCACTCATGGTCGGCTCCCAAATCCACCCAACAGACCACCAGCAGCAGCACCAGCGCCACCGTACCCCTGCGGAGCACCGAGAGCGTAACCAGCAGCAGCGCCGCCCAAAGCGCCTAGCAACGGATTACCGATTACCGGCTGAGTCGCCATCATCCCTGACGGAGCGCCATACACAGACCCAAGGAAGCTCTGCAAGGCTTGATAGGGTGCCAGTTGACCGTAATTGAATCGAGCAATGTCTGCTGCCATCTGTCGCTGCTGATAGTCCTCCGACATCGCTCCGACATTGGCAAGCCTCTGGATGTCACCGTACTGAGTCTCCGCCATCGCAGGCGCACGAGTGGCTGCGGCTTCTTGCAAACCTCGCTCACGAGCGTAATTCTCGAAAGCAAGTTTCCCGGCAATATCCGACAGACCCGTTGCGAGCGCACCCTCTGCTCGACCCTCTAACTGACCCATCGCACCTGAACCATACCGGCCAGCAGATGAAGCAGCAGACCTCGCGCGGCTGATGGCATCCATGTACGTCTGTTCAAGCGGTCGTGCAGCGGCTTGGAAGGCTCCCTGGAAGAACGGACTACCACCGAGGTACTGACCCCCTACCGTTGCCTGTTGCTGGCCTAGCGCGGCTTGTGTGAGCGGAGAACCCATCCTTGCACGCTCGGCAGCGGCTTGCATGGCTTCCGTCGTGTAAGCACTCGGCCCGACGTAGGTCTGGCCGGGGTAATACTGCGGTTGCTGCCCTTGATACAGTCGTTGAGCCTCGCTCAGACCGTATGCAACGTAAGGTTGCAACGTCGGATCAAGCTCCGTCCGACTGACTGTTTGACCACCACCACCTGCCATGTCACACCTCTGCTATCCACTTTCGCGGACGAAATCCGTACTTTTTAGCCACCCGCTGCCAGCCAGGACGATTAGAGTCAAACGATATTTTACGCGCTCCACCCTGTCTGGCAATCGCAAATAATTCAGCCATCCCGTCATCCATCATCCACGCACCCCAACCGCACCAAACATGAAGCGTATCGCCCTGCGGTTGAACTACTCCGAACCCATCACCCAACAGAAACAACAACGATCTTCCAGCGAAGCAGTCAGCGTAAACATCCTCTGGAATCCAAGGCTCGTTACTTGCCTCTTTGACCTCCAGCAACCCAGGTCTAACTTGATCCCAGACTGACCGTAATTCCTCTGGTTTTACGTACCTAGCCAAGTACGACATAACGATAAGTTTTGTCCGCTGTTGCGTTTGCAAAGTGGTTGACTGTGCATTCGCCCTGTAGTTGATTGGATGCGTAAATGTCAGACGAAGAGGACTCGTCTACCTTGTTGATCGTGACAATCGCGCTCGGCGTTGTCGGTCGAGTCGGACTTGTCTGCGCTGGCAACTGCTCGAGCGTCACGTCTGTAGAAGTTGTCGCCCACATGATCTGGACGTAATCGCCTGCCACCAGCTGGATGTAAAAGTTCAGCGCAGCAATCAGATGCCCGTCCGTCCCGCCATGACTGTTAGGGACTGAAAACTTACTGTTCGACCCAGCAACATCGACCCCGTTCTGGCGAAACCAAACGTCTACGTCTTGGATTGAAACACTGGTGTTGGCAAACTGGAACGAGAACTGGATGTTGTAGATGCCAGCAGACCTAACAGTAATCTGCGAGTTGCTGACAACCGCAACACCAACGGCATAATCCGTCGTGTTAAACGTGACAGCATAGGCTGCAGTCGTGCTCGCCGCTGATTGATCTGTAGAGTCTTGAAACGCCCCGTAAGGCACTGCGTCTGCTATGGCAGCAGCAGAGTAGGGGACGAACAGAATAATGCTGTCAGGACTGATCCTGGCGTCGTACAGGGTGGTTGTAGTAGCGTTTCCGGTCGCAAGAGTAAGTAGCCCGACAGAGTTGACCTTACCGTCAAGAATCCGGTTGACGATTTCGGCAGTCTCTCGCGGATTGCCACCCTGTTGAGGTAGCCGACGAAACATCATCGACCCCCACAGGGAACGAGATCGAGATCAGTACCGACTAGGCTTGACCAGTTGCCAGTTGGTACAACAGCAATCCGATGATACTTCCCGCGACTGCGTAGAGACACGCGATTGTCAGAATCAGCAGCAACAGGACTCGCATAACTGATGTTCCCGTCCAGTCGCTTCCGAGACGCTATCGCAATGGTCGCAGATCCCCCGTCGATGATCGGCCTTGCAAGCGTTGCGAGAGTCTCCAAACCCTGAGCCTCAATATCGCCAGTCTGCAACTCAGCAGTAAGTGCCGCACCACCGAACGAAATGATCTTAGCACCGTCAACTCCTCCGGCTAACAGTTTGCCGCCCACCCAAACCCGAGAGTCTAGGCTTGCAGGAACAGTGTCCAACGTAGGATAAAGCGCACTCAGAGCCTCTAGATCCGTTCCACTCGTAGCGATGGTCGAGATGTAATCCGCTGTCGTGAAACCGTGGCACCACTTGTCCGTAGACCAGTTATAAACTAGCAGTTGCTTGTTGTTGAAGATGTCAGAAAAACACCAGCTAACAGTTTTGTTGATCGGATCAACTGCCGCCGACATCTGGTCAAACTTACCCGGATCGCAGATATCGTAGAACCAGCGATCCACCCGCTCCGACCCAATAGGCTTCACCTGCTGACCGTCGGTCATGTAGAAACCATCGTCAGACAGGAAGTAAGTGATCGCTCCGTATCGGACTACAGACCGAGACTCGTAGCAACCCAGCGCAGAGGTGACGTTATCGAACTGGAAGAACAGCGGAGCGCCGACATACGTCATACGTACAACTGAACGCTCCAGCAAGACGATGCCGAACTCACCACCGGTGATGCCGCGAATCTCGCCACCATCGGGGATGTCTTGCGTATCCGATTGGCTTGCAACACCGGGAGTCCAATCGGTCTCGTCGTTGATGTCCGACCAGTAGAGTCGATTCGGATACGTCGAGGTTTTGCCAGCAACAACAAAGTCCCGGACGGTCGTCACAAACTGAGCGGTGGGCGCAGCAGCGGCAAGATCGGCAAAGTTAGACGATGATCCTACAGTCCATGCTTGCAGCTTGTCCTGACCGTTCGCTCCGATCACCTTCTGACCGAACTGCGTAAACGTCCACAACGTCGTAGGAGTGTATGCCGATGCAGTCCGCGTTACATCCATCAGATACTTGTACGACACCGCAGTGCCACCGGATGTGTACGCGGTAAACCCCGTAGAGTTCACACCATCCAGACTAAACGTATTCGCATCAATCCTGGTGATCGTGTAGGTATTACCGTTCAACTGCGTCATGCCGACAACACCGGATATCGTCACCTGCACGCCAGTCCGGAACCCATGACCAGCAGAGGTGATGACGCACGGATTGGCTTGCGTAGCTCCGGTAATCGTTACGCTTTTCGTCGGGAAGTAGCGCCAGAGATAGTTAGCACTCGCTCCAAACAGAACAGTATCCGTAACCCAGCGCCCAACAAAACAAGTCAGCAGGTTCTCTGTAGCAGCGTTAGAGAAGTCGGCAGCAGATGGCATCGGCCCATAACCTACAAGCGTAGGTAGGACGTTCTTTGCCTCAACCAGACTATCCGCTATGCCCGGACGGTCTGGTGTCCACTGACCGAAATTTACTCTCATTCTGCTTTCGTCTGCTCTTGCACTTGCTCGCGCAGCTTCTGCCACAGAGCAACGGACATTTCCAGCGGCAGTTTTCCCAGCCCCATCGCAATGATGTTGGCTTCTTCGACCGTGACTTTAATGGTGAACTCTTGCATTTCACGCTGCCCAGGGAAGGGGTGGCTGAATAGTTGGCGGGTTCTTCTGGCTTTCAATCTGCTGCGCGACTGCCGCCTCGGTTGCCGCCTGATTTACCCCATTGGCCCAGATCCAACCAAGAACTTGGTCTTGGGTCAGGTTGGCGTAGGGGACGAAGGACGCGGGGTCAGCAGCAGGCAGGGTGCAGGTTGAGTAGACCGTACCGGAAAAGGCGTCCTCGGTGCCAGAGCAGCGCCAGCCGACTTGGAGAACGGCTTCAGACGGGTTAGCAGCGGTGGGAGTGGTTTGCATCCACTCGATTGTCCAAACGGGGGTCATGTTTATGCTCCTTTATTCTTCAATAAACTCTTGAACAGCGTCAAGACCGAAATGGTCGTTGACGAATTTAAGCAAACGCTCAACATCAATCCGCAACACCTTGCCGGTCGGGGTGTGCTTGGAATGGAAAATCCACTCGTTTGTTTCTGTATCGTGCGGGGAAAGCAAAGTTGCGTTTCCTGCTGCGTCCATTACCCGCGCTTCGCCTGCTGTTGAATAAAACGACACCCCGTTTGCAAGAGTGCCTACGGGAGCAGTGCCATCAAAAATATTTAATACTCTCGTTCCTGCTGTAGTGGCTCTGGAGGCAGAGTCCCCTAAGCCGAGGTTGCCGGAGGAGTCGAGGCGCATACGCTCTATGCCGTCAGTGAAGAACGCCATTGGATAAGCACCAGCAGACCACAAAACCGCTGTGTATGCGGTGTTACTTCCAAATGTTGACCCTGTGCTGTTGTCACGCCCTACGTAAAAATCACCACCTGTATTGGTGGTGTACATATACACAGGATTAGTTCCTGTTGTAGATGCAAGGTGTGAAACAGCCAGAGGCGCAGCAACATCTAATTTCCATGCAGGATTATTCGTCCCAATACCCAGACCTGTGGAGGTCAGCACCATCTGATCTGCACCACCACCAGCAGTAAACCCCAGCGCATTAGCACCTTGACGGAAAATGCCCGTGTCAGGATCGGAACTAAACGCCAAAGCCGGAAGCAGATATGTTCCGTTAGCAAGATTGGCAACCGCCGAAAACGCAATGTCCCTCGGCACAACGTAGGTGTCGCCTGACTGTGCAGCTTGGATCTGGGGGACTGCTGTGTTGAGAAGCAACACCTCAAATGCTGGGGGCATGACTAAACTCCTAAATGTTTCCAGACTTTACGGTTTTTCACCATGCTTATCAGCCCAGGTGACACACCGTATTGTTTTGCCAAAGCGTAGCAAGAACGTTCGTCTTGCCGGATTAAAACTACTTGATCTTCCGTCAATTTAGCTGGCCCTGCTTTTGACCCAACAGCATAACTGTTAGGCTTTCGCACAGAACGATCAATCGCATTTTGCTTGTGATCGCCAGCATACAAGTGATGCGGGTTTACGCACCTTGCGTTGTCGCAATGATGCAAAACCAGTTTTTCTTTGGGAAGATCACCATTCAAGTATTCATACGATAATCGGTGAGCGAGATAACTTTTGCGGTTTATGTTGATCCGTCCGTAGCCAAGACCTGTTTTGAGAAAGTTGCCTTGCCAGAGCCAACACTTGTCAGGCTCATCAATTTCTACTGACTCAGCAAACATTCTAAAAAGGTCTTTTTTCTGCATTTCAAAAGACCCATAGCGCCGCTGCCTAGTGTAATGCATCCAGCAAAGCGACTTTTGTTTCGCTTCTTTGGTGCACCCCGGAGCATGACAAGCGGCCATGATCGTTCCTTAAATCGGGTAATACTCGGTTCCGTCGCTGGTCTTGACGGAACTCGCTACTGTGTAATCTGTGCCTGAACTATTCCTGACAGGCAGTCCAATCGTGTATTCCGTACCGTTCGACGTATCAACAATGAACGGCGCACCAGGAACGGGGACATATCCCCCCATCGTCCTGAGATTCGGAAGTTTGAGATTGATCCCGATCAACATTACAGCAGTCCGACTATGTTGCTGGCAGTCGTATTCGTTGACCAAACACGCCTAGCCATCACCGGCAAGATAACGCCAGCAGGGACGTTGTAGAAAATCACGCTTCCACCACCTGTGTCGTTGATCCTGACGTTGCCAGACCCACCGATGTACAAGGCGCGAACCGGAGCAGGCAGATCGCTGTCGGCAGGAGTGATAGCAATGCAGTTGACCGCGCAGCTATCGGGTGTCGTTGAGAATGGTGCAGCCATGTTAGACCTCTACCCACGAACTAGATGATGTTGAAGAATCTTGCCACAAGTTAGTGACCGGAACAAACGTCGTACCACTACTGTTTTTAACTTCTCGCGGCACTACAAATTGCACAGCAGAACTAGATAACACTCTGAGCGAAGCTTGATACTGTATCCCGTTACTAGCCTTTACCAAAAAACTATTGTCTGTCGGATCAATACGGGTCCAACTGTCAGCGTTGTTCCGTATCTCCTGCCAGATCCCGCCACCAGTAGGTAAGGAACTAAACGGGACATCCGATAGGGCTGAAATCCCGAACATCAGTAAGCCACTTCCACCGATTCCAACTTGCACACCCAGCGAATCGTCGTCGAAGCCTGACCGGTTACCGTCACAGCAAGACACCCATTTACTGTGTCAGCAGCAACTGTTACGTCCCAAGCTGAAGCTCCAGCGTCTGCCTGTTGCGAGGCAACGAGAGAACCAACTACAGTCGTCGATCCAGCGTTCGCTCCACGCTTAACCGTAGCAGACATAATCCATGACTTCGTGTCACCTGCCCCTGTAACGTTGGCAATGACATAACCAAAAACATAGATGGCAGAGTTGTTCGCAAGGATCAACTGATTGGTTGCCCCGGCAGCACTCGTATTTGACCTGAGAACCGTCGGAGTGTTGTTCGTTGTTTCGCGACCCAAGATCACCAACCCACTTTGCGATACCCCTGCTGCGGCTGCTATTGGCGAATCATGCGAAGGGAAAACGGCATAGCCAATGATCCCTCTGGTTGTCCCGTAAACTCCTCCAACCACAACTCCATTTTTTGAGTCAGCTAGATTATTGGCGCCACCAGTGATTGATGAGTTTTGACCGCTCGCTGTATTGGTTAGGCCTCCAGCAACCGTTCCACGTGACCCGGATACTGTATTGACCTCTCCACCACCGATTGAGCCACCAACCCCGGTTACAGAATTAGTGTCGCCCCCAGCAATGGTTCCTGATTTGGCGTTAACGGTATTTGTCGTCCCGCCACCAACAGTAGCAAAGTTATCCCCAGATATTGCGCCTGTTGCTGTATTAGAAAGACCGCCACCTACCGTCGAATAGTCTCGTGATGCAGTATTAGAGCGCCCACCTGAGATAGTTGCATAGGGACTGGATGCGGTATTAGACAGCCCCCCTCCAATCGCTCCGTAGTCGCCCGTTAGAGAGTTCGTCCGGCCTCCAACAAGTGAAGCATACTGCCCAGAATTGGCGTTGCTTAACCCACCACTCGTCACACCATTCGTGGCAGACGCAGTATTTAGCTTTCCACCACCGACGAACGATTCTGCTCCAGAGGCTAGATTTGATTGGCCTCCACCTGCAATAGAGTACAACCCAGACGCAATGTTGTTGTACCCACCAACAACAGCACCAAAATCATTCGAAGCAGCGTTAAACCCACCTCCGGCTATTGTTGTGTAGACATCCGATGCGTAATTGGAATATCCACCACTAACACACGAACCAGTGCCAGAGGCTTTATTGTCTTCCCCCGACAGAACCCCACTGTACGCACCGGAAGCGACTTCATTCGCAAGAAATCTTGCCTGTTGCAAATCAACCGCATAAATCCCGCGCTTGTTCCCGCCAGCAGTCGTCCCTGTTGGCACTTGAGCTAGCAGCGCACCCGTTCCCTTTGCAACTAACGCTAAATCGCCGTTCGCTGTCGTGGTAGCAGCAGTCAGACTGGCAACGTTTACCGTGGCATTCGGGGATGCTGTGTTCGTCGCTCCAGTAACCGGCAGCGTATCTGTACTGATTGCCTTGTCAGCAGGGTAAGTGACAAAGACGTCCTTGATCCCAGCACTGAACGCAACCTTCGACCCGTTGGCAGACGATCCTAGAACCGTATCCCGGCTCAACACCCCACCAGAATACGTTCCGATCCCTACTTCCCATTCAGAGGTGCCAGCAATCGTGTAATAGGTCGTGTTGCCATTACCGATAACGCTGAACCCCTGGTAACCCTGAACCGGGCCAGCAAGCGTAATCGACCCCGTTCCAGCAGTGGAAGTAGTCTCTTTTACCCTGTCTTTCAGTACGAGTGCCATTATTGACTCACCCGCATCGTCAACGGTGATGCGCTGAACTCAGCATCGTCGTCTGACTTAGTAAGACTGTTAATTCCTCGCTGATACAACCCCGCCCAGGTCTGCAAGCGAGCGTCGTTCATGAGATACGGCTCTGCCTCTCCCAAAGACGCATACAGCAGGCAGTCCATTGCATTCACCGTCCAGACGTTCGTAGTCTGCGTGTCCGACAGGAACGGTGGATATGCGTAATAAAGCATATAGAGCGTGTAGTTCGTGTCCGGGAACGGAGCGAACTTAAACTCGTCTGCCAGAATCGTGTATCGAGTAGGCTTGCCAGAGTAGGTCGTGGCAGCGTTGCTCGTAAATAATGACGGAGTGAGATAAATGACCGGCTGAAGCGGGTCTCCGTCAACGTACAGATCCCGCATCTGCAAGAAGTCTGGAGGAAGCTGAACCGTAGCATCACCACTGTTGGTAGAAGTGGTGACGTTCTTCAACATCTGCCGGATGCGAAGCTCTCTCCGTAAGCGAATCTCTGCCAGTCGAATGAAGTCCGGGATCTGGCTACTTAAATCGCTTCTTGCGAGATAGTTTGCGACCGCGGTTTGCAGATCGCTGTAGGTCGTTAGGGCCATGCTTTACGTCGTCCCATCCGAATGTCTTGACTCCGATATGCCCGATATGCATCGACAATTCGTGGTCTACCCAGACGGGAATGTCGTTTTCCATGCACCGAACACAGAAAGTAACGTCTTCCCCAATCACGTTCCCATGATCCGTCCAAATGATATCAAACCAAGGACGGGGAACTTTCTCAAACACTTCCTTAGCGATTAGTGTACACGCGAAACCGACCGCTGTCACTTGTTCTATCCCTGACTTACCCCGGCTCTCAACTTTGTGCCAGACCTGATAAGGCTCACCTTCAGGCTTACCGTTAAGCATCTCTCGCTCGATCTTGAGATTCAGCGCGGTAGGAAGGATCGGCTCCCTCCTGGTCGTAGCGTTCGTCCCAATCATCGACACCTGTCTGGATTGCAGGATTTCCAGCGCATTAGCAGGGAACCGTTGATCCGAATCAATCCACAACAGTTGATCCGCACCCCACTCTAACGCTTCCTGCGCCAACTTCTCCCGCTGAGTGAAGATCAGCGTTCCAGGCATCTGCAATAACTGAACTTCGTTTACGCCCCGCTTGGCTTCGTACCCTACAAGCCTCGCAAGATCAAAACAGAAACCGGACATCACTTCGTCCCGGCATGGAACACAGATGGCAACTTTCAAATATGCCCCGGATGTGTGCGGAAAAAACGGTTGTCAGGATGATTCAGGAAGGCATTGAAGGCTTTCTGATCTACAACCTTAAAGCCTTGCATGACTCGCTTACGGTTCAATTCGTCAATCACCGTCAGAGGAAGCCTGGCAATGTGCGTCAACACATCCTCAAACTTGCCATCTGAATCGTTGAATTGCCGCTTGTTAGCCTCGATGATGTCGGAAACATCCTGCTTTGTTTCCAGAATCACCCCGTCATCCGTTTCATGGGCGACGGTTACTCGGCCAGAATTCACAGAGAATAGTGTCGGCATAAAAGCGGGGAGAGGTTTCCCCCTCCCCTTCCCGATTACAGCGCGGGGTTCAGATCGGCAACGATGGCAGAAGCCGCTTCGTTACGCATCTCAAGCGTGAACTCGCAAAGCAACTGCGTCTTCTCCGAGTCACCGGTCTTCGCCAAATCGTTCGTCTGGAACGGACGAAGATACGACAGAGCCATATACTCAGGATCAATCAGCAGCGCGTCACGAGTACGCATGAAGCGGTCAGGCACAACCGACAGAGTACCGAAGTCGCTCATGTAAACGTCAGCGGCACCGATAATCGTCGTCGGCTGGTCACCCGGAGCCATGTAACGCTGGGCAGCGATACCGGCAAACGAGGAGACCTTCTGCTTCAGACCCGAACCCACAACCAGCATCGTGGGATTACCACCCGAATCAAACGCTGCCGCCACTTCGTCTTTGAGCAGTTGCTCAGTAAACGTGCGGGTAGCACCGTCCGAACGGGTCGAAACACCAATGGTCGTCGGATCAGTACCCGAGGTGCCCTTGCTGGTGTTGGTCTTCAGCCACGACAGAATCGCACCGAGTTTACGAGCAGACGAGGACGAGCCAGCATCCCGGCCTTGATTGGCAGTGATGATGGTCTCCATGTCGCGCTTAAGCTCAGACGAGGCTTTAGCAAGCTGATAGGCACGCTCCGAACGGCGACCGGCCTTGTTGACAGCTTCCAGCGTTCCAGAGGTCTGGACTACTTTCTGGACGATCTGCGTGTAATTTCCAAGACGGGTAGTCGGGGAAATCGTGGCAGATACACCGTCCGCGCCTTCAACCGCAGCATTGGCAGAGGTAGCGGCTGAAAGGCTGTCCGTCTGCCACTCGTGGAATACGGCAGTGGCTTTGGTACGAGCAAGGGTGGACATGATCGGGGTTTCGGTCGGACTGATGTCATAGATAACATCGATCAGATCTTCGCGCATCCCGATTGCGCTATGTGCGGTAAAGGTAGGCATGATGGACCTCAGTAATTGAATCGTTCAAACAATGAAGCTGCATCCCTGGTCTTGCCAGACTTACGCAGCCGGTTTCGTTCCTGCTTCGCTGCATCAGAGTCAGGGCTAGAAACCTTTCCAGTTCCGGGCTTCAGAGTCTTAGGAGCCTCGGCAACACGCTTCGTTACCTCCGGCGACTTTGACACTAGCTTGCGGTACTGAGCGGCTTCCCACAACACCTGTACAGCGCGTGAGTCATAAACCTGATTGAGTTCGCCCTCCGTGAACCCGATCCCCTGTGCATAAGAGCGAATGTCCCGTCGGACTTCCTCACCCTTCTGCGGATCTGCGTATTCGGGAATGGCTTGCTGTAGTCGGGCCTGCTGCTCGGCAAGATACTGCTGGAGTTGGGTCTGACGCTCCGCTTGTTGCTTTTCCGCAATGCGGGATCGTTCAGCCTGAACTGCGGCTAGTTGCTTGTCTCGCTGGACAGACTCAGCGACTTTCATCGCATAGCCAATCGGATCGGACTCTTTCAGTGACTCTAAATCTTCCGACTTGTTCTGCTCCGATAGAACCTTTTCAATCAGTTCCAATCGTTGAGCGTACTGGTCTCGGAGTTGTTTGGCCTGCTCGACAGCGGCTTTCTCAGACTCGATAGCCTTCCGTTGTTCTGCAAGCGCTTGGGTTTTCTGCGTGTAGTCAGTGCCGAGTTGATAACTTTTAATCAGGTCGTCTAACGAAACTTCGCGTTCCTCACCTGCGGCTTTCACCCGGTAGCGCGGTGTTTCCTCGACTTCCTGCTGCTCAACAACCTCGGTTTCCTGCTGCTGGGTCTCGGGAGTGGGCTGCTCGCCTTCCTCTGGTCCCATCAAGCCTAGAAACGCATTGGCTGCACCGTTTACATCCAGTGGGCCACTTCCTTGCGGATTGGTGTCCATATCACCCCTTAAAGTATTTTCCAACGTTTACGCTTAATCTCGGCAGTATCAACAATCGACTGAAAGTGATTAACAACCGTGGTCAAGCATTTAATCATTCTATACGCATTTTCTCGTGCGTCAATGTCTTGGTCAGACGAGTTTAGAATGATGTCAATCTGCTCTTGACGGAGTTTATCTAACTCACCTCGAAAGTAATCGTCCCTTAATAGATTCGCTGCCTGTTCTGGACTCATCCGGGAATCTCAACGTTCGCCGTAATACCAGCACCGACCTTGGCAGCTTTCAGTTGAGCCTCGACTGCAAACTCCTGCTGTTTTAATTGGAGTTCTGCTGCGGCTTTCTCTCTCGCCAGTTGAATGTCCGCTTGCGCTTTCATTCGCTGAGTTTCAATCGCTGCCAGTGCTTTCTGCTGCTCAATCTGAATCTGCGCTTGAGCCTGAGCCATCATCGCATCCAGAGCAGGATTGGACTGCTGCTGAGGTGGAGGATTGCTCAACTGCTGGTCGAGTTCAGGAGGAATCTCTTTGAAGAACTCCGTTGAGTCTTTCAGCCCCGCAGCCTCGATAAACCGTCCCAGCGTCGCCCGATACTGCCCGACAGACACCAGCGGATTAGCAGGGCCAAACTGCTGAAGAATCTGCTCCTGCTTGGCAAGGATCATCTGGAGCATAGCCATCTGCTCGTTCTTCGATCCCGTCCCGAGTCCGACACTGATCGAAACGTCGTACATATTCGACCACTCTCGCGGGTCCATCTCCACGAACTTGCCGCGCATCCTGATTAGACGAGGCTTGTCCTGATACTTGCACAGGAGATGCAGAATCCCACGGAACAGGCTTTTAACACCCGTCTCAGCGAACAGACGAGCAATTAGCTCCATCTTGCCAGCACCGGCTTGCATCGTCGCTGCTACAGCGGCAGCGGTGACGTTTTGCAGGATGTTGGGATCAAGACCCTGAGAAGTCTCAGACACTCCTGAACGCTTGGCCTGAATGCTGTCAAAGTAGCCCAGCATGGGATAAGCAGAACCAGTGATGTCAGGCACCTGAATCGGAGCGACAGCACCCGTTGACTTGGTTCGTACAACACCACCAGGAGTAACGTTCAGCAGGTCATCTAGGTTTACCTGACCGTCAACCACCTGCATCCGCGCATTGTTAATGAGATACAGGTTATCCAGCATCTGCCGAGTAATGGTGGACTTGATTAGTTGAATGTCCATCGTACGATCAGCAAGCGACTGACCGAAGAACTTGTGCGGGATCGGGATCGGGCAGATCACATGGAACGGGACGTAATCCGTCGGGATGTTCGCTTCCCGCCCATCAGCGTAGGTCAGAATCGTGCTGTTGCTATAGAAAATCTGACGGAGTTCAGCGATGCCGTCTTCGTCGTAATCGACATAAAGATAAGACTCGTAAACCTCGACTTCCTGCATGGACTCGTCGAGACTGTCCTGCTCGTACGGTTCTTCTCCGGGAGAGTATCGAGCGATCCGCTCCTCGGTAAAGTCCAGACTGTTGTACACAGGCAGGTTGTACACCTCGTCCTTGTCGAACCCCATCTGAACAAGTTCTGACCGCGGCATCAGCCGACGATGCGCCATGAACGGGGATTTCGTCTCCCCGAACCGCGCTTTCTTGCTGACGATCAATTCCTCGGGAGGAATGCAGTCAATCTGAATCCGGCCTGACTTTCGTTTCTTGCGGACGACAACGTTATGCGAACGGGTCACCTGATCGACAACCGTACCGTCTGGCATTTGCATCTGCGAAACAGATTCCTCCGTCTCCTGCCCGACAATCTCCATCGTCTCATCTGACAACAGCAGAACGAGTTCCGTATCTGACAGACCTCGATAGGCTTCTTCGTCTACGTCAATCTTTTCTTCCCAGACAGCTTTCACCGTCCCGGTCTTGGCTAGCAGAGCATCCTTGAACCAGTCATGGAGAATGGCAAAACCAGCGTTGTCCTTGTAGAACGTCCAATTTGCATAGTCAGATGCCTGCTGTGCAAGCGGCTCATCCCCAGGACCGACAGGCTCAAACCGTCCTAAATCGTCGCTGGCAGTGAATACGCGGATAAGTTGCGGCAGCGCACCATCGATAACCTCTGCTACCTCGCCGGTAACGATCTGGCTGCGGCCTTCTTGCTCGTTGCCATAAGGATTACGAAGGTAGTAGTTCAGAGCCTCGGCTCGTTCTGCCGTGGTCTCGCTGTCCAGCATCCCGATAGCATCGTCAATCTCTGCTTGCAGGATGCCAGTGAGAGTGCCGTTATCCATTTACCACCTCGCGCCTAAAATACTTCCGCTTCTCCGGCTCTTTTGTGTCCAGTTCAGCGAGTTTCTTCTCTAGTTCAGCAACTCTGCGTTGCAATTCCTCGAACTCGCGCTTCTGGACGATAAAACCCTGCGGCATCAACATTTAGAACCTTCCTTGTAATCTCGCGCCAACCATCGGCTGCGACCCAGCTTGCCCATAAATGCCGAGCACCAAGTTTTTCATAATTTCCTGAGCATATTGGGCTTGCAAGTTACGCATCACTTGTCCAAATTGATTCTCACTCATTGAAGCAGAAACCGAAAGCGGCAAGTTGCTTGGCTCATACGACACAGACGCACCCTTAGACTTCTCACCAACATACCCACCAATACCAAGCAATCCACCCAATGCTTGCAACTGTTTCATATATTCCAGTCTTGCAGTCGGCTCACCCATTTCTGTCCCGGCAGACACCCCAACCTGACCAACTGGCGTCTCTTTAGAACCTCTCATCCGCAACTCTGGCTGTTGCAGCATTCGCAGTTCCATCGGCATAGATTCCGGCATTTCGCCAGAAGCAGCAACCCCAAACTCAGGGGATTGATACGACATTGGTAATCGAGCCGACTGTTGCCGCAACTGAGTCAACATCGCTCTGATTTCATCGTCGCTCATACTACCCACCTTGTATTGACGTTGATCGGTTTCGACCAGGATGATGTTTCGTTCAGACCGACTGCGAGATATCGGAATGCGTCCGATCCGTGGCTAGACCAGTCATGTAAAGGTCTATCATAAAAGACTTTCTGCTTTTCGTCGAAAGTCCGTCGGTAGTTTCGCAGACAGTTCAATCCCTCGCTGGTAGCCGGAACATTGAACCAGCATCGAGGCAGTAATCGCCTGACAGCCTGAATACCGTCGTCCACAGATAAACGTGGCGCAATCGTGCAACTGAGGTCGGCTTGTTGCAGAACCTCTAGTCTCGACTTCCCGGAGCCTAGTTCCCTGACCTGTACGTCGTGCGGGACGATGTGCTCGGCCTTGTGCCAGCCTCTGTTCTTGAGTTCCCGGACATACCAATCCAGTCCGACACCGTGATTCTCAATGTAGTCCACAAGCCTGACTTCTTGTCCGTGAACTTGAGCAATCCAGATCGAAGTGGAGTCGCCAATTCCCAGATCCCACGCAGTGATTGTTTTGCAGAGATCATCCCGCTGGATAGCGCAGAACCGACCATCTCCCTCCATCTGGTTGAGGATCTGACCGTAGTAAGCACCCTCGATGGCAGCGTGAAACGAGCACTCAAACTCTTGGTCGTACTTGTCCTGCCCCATCTCCCGGAGCGCATCATCCAGTTCTGACTGCACGATGATCTTGGTTTGACTGGCGCGGAACTCCAGCAACTTCCATCCAGGTTCGTCCTTCGCTCGGTTTCGCAGGTCGTAGAAGTGGTTCTGACCCTTTGGCGTCCCGATAAACATTGCCCAGCCTTGACGGTCGGCTAGAGCAGGACGAATTACCTCGTTCCAGATCTTGGGATTCTGATCCCCCACCTCGTCAAGTACCACTCCGTCAAAGTAACTTCCCCGCAGGGAATCTGGATTGTCCGACCCGTAGAGGCCAATCCTGCGATCCCAGAAGTCAACACGAAGCTCTGAAATGTTTGGTGTGGCTCCCAGCGGACGAGTGTAGTGGAGCAGGTAGTCCCATGCGATTCGTTTGGACTGTGCATAAGTTGGGGCAATGTAAGCGAACCGTGGACGCTCTTTGTTGCACATCACCGCTGACTTGATTAGCTGGTTGATGGCTGAGACAGTCTTCCCAAATCTTCGATGGCAAACTGCTACCAGAAATCGATGCTGCTCCATTGCCGAGTGCAGTTCCATCTGCAACGGCCTTGGAGCGTAAGGAATTTCTACTTGTCTGACTTCAGATAAGTCCAATTGGCCCCAGCCCAAATCTGATAAATCGTTGACTTATGAACGTTAAATTTCGCAGCTAATGCAGTCCCAGTTCCCTTTTTCTTCGTTGCTTTAGCCGCAACAATCTCCTTTACTTGTTCCTCTTTTAACTTTGACCAAGTTGCTCGCTCCCCGCGATTGTCTGGCAAGTAATGCCTGCCATGAGCAATCATATCTCTTGCGTTTTCCTTTTGAGTTCCAAGGTATAAATGTTCTGGGTTGACACAAGCCGCAACCCCGCACCGGTGCAACACATTTAGATGTCGAGGGATTTCTCCCTTATGCAAACGATACGACACTCGATGAGCGCGATCTAAGCGGTCTTTTCTTGCACCTAAACCAATAACTCCATGACCACTTTCCTTGACTGCTCCTGTCCATATCCAACAGCCAGCAATCGGAATTGGCTCATATTTAGCGTGAAAACGAGTCGCTAACGGGATCATTCTTTCCATTTGACCACCATCTGCATTGGCTGATTCTGGTCACCTGCTACCTCTGTCCGGGCTAGCTTGGGAATGTGGTACTCGATAGCCTTTAGGTACAGGTCTGCGGCTTTGGCTGGGTCAGGCTTGACCTTATCGCCATCCCCTAAAGCAACGGTTTGGAGCCACGCAGCGAAGTTCTCTGCATTCTCCTCCGCTACCTTCCTGATAGCCTCTCTTACGTCTCTTGTGGCCTTATTAGGGATACCTGGAGGTCTTCCCTTTCCGTCATTAGGCTTTTGCCTAGTCTTTCCTAATTTTGGTTCCACTTACCGACTCCTTAACTTGGGTCATCGGTTGATATTACATTGACCTCTGACGGATTAACTTATCAACGTCAGTGTTTCCCTTTTGATCGGCAGTTGGTGCGAATAACGCTCGGCTTCTGCTGTCGGTCGTTGTCGGCTCGCACAAATAGTAAATAGCGAAACTGTTGCGGGTGACATCTTCCGGACAGGTTAGCGGAGCAGGTAATCCATGCCAACTGCCTCTAGTATCGAAAATTATAGCCCTATTAAACTTTGGTTCAACTGCTTTTACCAGCGTGTCGGGGTCTTTGTACAGTCCGAGGTGTCCACCCCACTCTGGTTTCCAGCCTGGTGTCAGGTAAACAATCAGGTTTAAGCGTCTTTGTAGGTGGAGTTTCGGGTGAAGG